GAGCGTTTGGTGTTTCAGACAACATCTCCGTCAAACCACACACCCCTGCCGGTCCATTCCCCGCCCTTACCGATCTGGTATGGATGGCCAAGGTTGCTACAGGCACAGGCATAGCGGCGGCAGACTTTGAGTTGATAATCGAATGAAATATACCCCACAGCAGAGAGCGAAAGACTGGTCCTTTATCTGGGCAACCCCAGAGGGCAAGCGAGCCATTGCTGATTTCTACAGCGCCAACTGTATGCTTGCTGGCATATTCCACCAGCCTGGGGCTGATCCTGCTACGCCGCTCGACCCAATAAAGGGTTGGTTGATGGAGGGGCGCAGAAACGCCGCTCTCGACATTGTACAAGCTCTTGGTGTAACATCTCATGAAATCGACAAGATGGTCGAGGCTATGAAGGAGACAGGCTAGATGGTTGATGAAGTCGTGCCCGAAGCTGCGGAGAACGCACCTGCGCCCGTAGCGCCGGAAAACACACAAGAGACTAAGGTTGATGCGCCGGTTGAAAAAACCACGTCAAGCGATTGGCGCGCGGCTCTACCAGATGATGTTCGCGAGAACGCTTCCATTGCCAAGTTCACCGACATGGGCGCTCTGGCCAAGTCCTATGTGAACCTGGAGCAGATGCTGGGCGGCGACAAGATTGCTGTTCCCAAGCACGCAGACGACAAGGAAAGCTGGGATAAGGTTTACAAGGCCATTGGCCGACCTGACACCAAGGAAGGTTACGAGTTTCAGAAGCCCGAGGAATTGCCGGAAGGGTTTGACTATCCGGTTGAGACTGAGAGCGCGTTTCGCGAGGCAGCGTACGGTCTGGGGCTTTCCCAGATTCAGGCGCAGAGCTTACGCGATTGGTTCGTGGCCTCATCTGCTCAGAACTTCACCACCACTCTGCATGACAAGGCGGGCGAGGTTGATCAGACGGTTGCCGATCTCACCAAGGAATGGGGCAATGCTACCCAGCAGAAGATCAACGCGGCCAAGGCAGCGGTCAACGCCCTGGTTGGGCCTGAGTTCGCGCAGATGCTGGATGAAACCGGCATGGGCAACAATGCTCACTTAATTCGCGGCTTTGCCAAGCTGGCAGAGGCGACCGGCGGTGATTCAGGTCTGGTCGGCGGGGCAATGCAGGAAAACACGCCGGGCGATCTGGACGCACAGATTGCCGATCACTTCGCTACACATCAGGAAGCGCTTATGAACAAGACGCATCCTGAGCACAGAATGAGACTGGAGCAGCGCAATATGCTTTTCCATAAGAGACACCCTGAGCAGGCCGCTTAGTCTTCTCAGCCTACATGCAGGATAACCCCCTAGGGCCTTGCACGGGTAGAAACGTCTAGCAGACGCAAAATGCAGAATGCGTCCGGCGTGGCCGGGTAACGAATTCGACAAACATCTGAAACCGTTGAAAGGAATGAGCCATGTCGGTTCAAATCACAACGGCGTTTGTCGAACAATATTCGGCCAACGTCGATATGCTCGTCCAGCAGATGGGTTCCCGCTTGCGGGGCGCTGTGGACGTGGAGACGGTGACGGGCAAGAATGCGTTTTTCGAGCAGGTCGGATCGACCGAGGCTCGGATTCGTACCTCCCGCCACTCTGACACCCCCCGCATGGATACGCCGCACGCTCGCCGGCGTGTTTCTCTGGCGGATTATGACTGGGCAGACCTGATCGATAACGAAGATCGGGTTAGGATGCTGATTGATCCCACTTCGCCTTATGCTCGTGCGGCTGCTGCTGCAATGGGCCGGGCGATGGATGATGTCATCATCGCGGCTGCTGACGGCACTGCCTTCACTGGTGTTGACGGGTCAACCTCCACTGTCTTTGACACCAACATGATTGTTGATGTTCAGGTGGCTTGGCCCGGTGTGTCAGCGGCTGACTTCGGCCTGAACGTGGCCAAGCTGGTCAAGGCGGGCGAGTTGCTGACTGCGAACGAGGTTGATCCGGATGAGGATCGTTTCGTGGCAGTGAATGCGGCTCAGGTATCGTCCATTCTGAAGGATGATAAGCTGTCATCGCATGACTACAATGCCCTGAAGCCTCTGGTCGATGGCAAGGTGTCTCACTTCGGTGGTTTCACCATGCTGCCGACAGAGCGGATTGGAACGGACGCAAACAGCGACAACAAGGTGCTGTTCTGGGTTCGCTCCGGTCTCAAGCTGGGCATGGGCGATGAGCCATCCAACCGTATCTCCGAGCGGGATGACAAGAACTATTCCACTCAGGTTTTCTCCAGCATGTCTCTGGGTGCCACCCGGATGGAGGAAGAGAAGGTTGGATATATCGAATGTGATGTCTCCACTGGTCCTGGCGCATAAGAAAGGAGGGCTGAAAAAATGGCTGTTGTCACTGAAAAATCGGTGGAATACACCAACGTCACCGCAACACCTATCGTCAACAATTCGACGGCGGAAGAGCATGGGCGGGTTCGCATCGCGTTCTTTACCCATGATCAGATCGCGACGGGGGACGCTACGTCTTCGGTTGCGCTGTTCAAGCTGCCTCCGGGCCGGGTGCGTCTGTTGCTGGGGTCCAGCTTCATGCACGTCAACTGGACCACGGCGACTGCTGATCTCGATCTCGGCTGGGATGCCTACACGGGGCTGGACGGCGTTGCCGTTGCGGCTGACCCGAATGGCATTGCTGACGTGATCGACGTGGAGACTTCGTCCGTCAAGGATGGCGTTCTGCTGACTACGCTTGCGGCTACCATCGCTGCTGGCGGAACCAAGGTGTTTGAGTCGAAGGATGGCGTTGTCATCCGGGCTACCTCGACCACTACCGCCACGGTCATCGGCGATGATCTGGTTGGGTACATGATGTACGTGCTTGACTGACAAGACCGGGGGCGGCTTACGGGCCGCCCCTCTCCACAGCAAAGGCTTGCCCCATGGTCCGCAGAACTTTCGGAAATGTCGGCATTACGACAGAGAGCTTTGAATCCGTAAAAGACTGGGGCGCTAGGGGTGACGGCTCCACGGACGATACGGCGGCTTTCAATACGGCGATCAGCAAGCTTGCAGCAACTGGTGGCATAGTTCTGGTGAATGACGGCGATCACATCGTTGCTTCCCCAGCAGGCCTTACCACTGGCGGGAGGGAGCTATTCTGGCTTCTGTCCGGTACGGTGAACGGTGTATTTAACCCGGCGCTCCCCGGCACAATCATCAACTCTGGGGCCTCAACTTTCGAGAGCCTGACCGATACTCCAGCCTACGCGGGCAATGCGCTGCTGTTTCTCAGATTGAATGCTGGAGAAACCGCACTGGAGTTCGCGGCAGGTGCTGCTGGTATCGCCAATATCGTAGAGGATTTGTCACCCCAGCTTGGTGGCAATCTGGATCTGAACAGTTTCGTTATCACAGGGCTTGATATTGGGACTGACGTGCAGGCGCAGAGCGATATTCTGGATGACCTTGCGGGCCTGACTCAGGCAACAGACAAGGTTCTGTATTTCGATAGCGCGACTACGGCTGCTGTGCTGGACTTCCTGGACGAAGACGCGATGGGTTCAGACAGCGCTACCGCTCTGGCTTCTCAGCAGAGTATCAAGGCTTATGTGGATACCCAGGTAGCCACGGTAGCTGGTATCGCGCGTGGCACGGTAGACACCACCACAGGCGGCACTTCCGTTGATTTCACTGGGCTGGCGGCAGGATTAAACCGAATAACCGTGCATCTCAGCGGTGTGTCTCTAAGCGGAACTTCGCGGATGATTGTTCAGCTTGGCGATGCGGGCGGGGTTGAAACCACGGGTTATGTTAGCGGAGCGAGCAACGGCGGCACGGGCACATCTTCCACGGCGGGCCTGTTGATCCATGAGAACACCGGAGCCTCCAACGCATGGACAGGCTCTGTAACGCTTGTGCGCCATACGGGGAACGCCTGGGTGATTAGCGGCACTATGACAAGGGCGTCAGGCTCTGTTGCCCTTTGCGCTGGCTCCAAGACGCTCACGGCAGAGCTTGATCGCATTCGGCTCACCACCACCAACGGCACCGACACGTTCGACGCAATGTCAGTCAACATCTTTACGGAGTGACCATGGCAACCGATGTAGACATTGCTAACCTCGCGCTCTCCAACATAGGGCACGCGCCTGATTTGGTAACATCTCTTGCAAGTACCGACACCACGTCCAAGCTGCTTAACCTGCATTATCCCATAGCACGGGATGCGCTGTTGAATGAGCACAACTGGAATTTCGCAATCAAGCGTGTGGCCCTTGCTCTCAATGCTACAGAGCCGGTGTTTGAGTTCACCTACGCCTATAACCTACCCAGCGACTATCTGCGGGTGATCAGGACCAATCTTGATTTCGAGGATGCGGTTGCGCTCAGTAGCAACAAGTGGCGCGTGGAGGGCTCTACGCTTCTCAGCAATACCGGACCTGGGGACAAGCTGACAATAACTGCCGCCACGCAAGCCAATCCTGTGGTGCTCACTGCTGTTAGCAGCAATCTCTCGGATGGCGTTTCCGTGTTTGTCGAGGATGTGGCGGGCATGACTGAGCTAAACGATATTGCCTACACGGTTGATAATCCCACCACGGATACGCTGGAACTAAAAGGCATAGATGGCTCGGCCTTCACTGCCTACACTTCGGGCGGGACGGTCAGGCAGCTTAATATCGAAATCGAATATGTGTCTCAGATCACTACGACTACGGAATTCACGCAGACTTTTGTAGATTTGCTGGCCTTCAATCTCTCAGCAAGAATTGCTCCGAGACTCACGGATAATGCAAATATCGCGAATAGCATGTGGGATGTCTATAACCGCAAGCTGGAATTGGCCCGAAACAGGGACGCAGTAGAGGGAACCCCACGCGATATCACGGCAGAGCTTTGGATTAATTCGAGGGCCTGATGCCAACTGTGAATCAGATCCAGACAGCTTTTACCGGAGGGGAGTTCAGCCCCAAGCTGCTGGCCCGTGTCGATCTGGCCAAATATGCCAGCGGCGCGGAGCAACTGGAAAACTTCATCGTCATGCCGTGGGGCGGGCTGAGAAAGCGCGGCGGCACAAAGTTTATCGGCAATACCAAGGATAACGGCCAAGTCAGGCTTCAGCGGTTCGTGTTCTCAGTCACCCAATCCTACATGCTGGAATTCGGCGTCAACTACATTCGCATTCACACACAAGATGCAACGCTGACAGAGGCTGCTGATACAATCACCGGAGCTACCCAGGCCAATCCGGTAGTCATCACTGCGGCGAATACCTACAGCAACGGAGACCGGGTGATTATCACTGGCGTTTCCGGCATGGTTGAGTTGAACAACCGTGAGTTCACTGTAGCCAGCGCTGCGGCTGGTAGCTTTGCGCTCTCAGGAATTGATGGGACGGCCTTCACTGCATATTCGTCTGGCGGGTCTTCCTCAGAGATAATAGAGGTATCTACCCCTTATGGTGCGAGCGATCTGGCTGCGCTGGATTTCACCCAATCAGCCGACCAGCTTTACATCGCCCATGCCGATCACCAGCCGAGGATACTCTCCCGGAACAGCGCGACAAGCTGGACACTGGCCACAGCCGATATTGAGAACGGGCCGTTTCGCGATATCAACACGGACGATTCAGTCACGGTGTTTCTCACTGGCGGGTCGGTCACTGGTTATGGAACCTATGCTGAAGGCTCTACCGGCGCGACAATGACAGCTTCTTCATCGCTGTTCACAGCCGATCATATAGGCTCGCTATGGCGGCTGTACCAGAACAATGAAGGCTCGGCTTATTCTCCGCTGGTTGGTGGCAGCACAACTATTGTGGTGAATCGGCTCTATGAGAACGCCGGGAATGTCTATGCTGTCACCGCATCGACTGAGGCCACCTTCAACCTATCTACGCCTGCGCCCACGCACACAAGAGGCACGGTGCAGAGCTTTGTCAAAGGCGATACCGCGCGCACGATAGATTGGCTTTATGTTCATGATGGGTCGGTGATCGTGAAGGTTACCGGCTTTACCTCCGATACCGTGGTGGAGATCACGATTGTAAGGAACGATGCGCCCGCAGAGGTTATTGGCTCGGGCAATGCGTCTTCCTTCTGGGAGGAGGGTGCGTTTTCCGTTGAACGTGGATGGCCGGGTAAGATTAGTTTCTACGAAGAAAGACTGTGGTTTGCCAGATCGGCCAGTCAGCCGCAGACCGTATGGGCGTCTCGGACAGGAGCCTTTCTGGATTTCCTTGACGGTGATGATGATGACAGGGCTCTGGTCTTTACCATTTCCTCGGAGCAGGTAGATGCTATCCAATGGATAAACGGCGGGCGGGTTTTGTCTCTCGGCACCACGGATGGGGAATATATTGCTTCTGCGGAAACTACTACTAAGCCGCTTACTCCCGGCGATATTACCATTCGCAGGCAAACTGGCTATGGTAGCGCGGACAGTATACCTGCACAAAGGGTAGGTGATGTGGTGCTGTTTGCACAGCGCTACGGCGATACTGCGAGTGGTGCTCGGGTGGTCAGAGAGCACAGTTACCAGTTTGAGAATGACAGCTATCTCGGCAGGAATATCACCATCCTCTCGGACCATGTGACCGGGCTGGGAATTACCGAATTCGCCTATCAGGCCAGCCCGTGGTCACTGGTCTGGGCAAGACGGTCTGATGGTGAATTGGCGGCTCTGACCTATGAGCGGGATCAGGAGGTACTGGCTTGGCATCGGCATATCGTGGGTGGAGTATCGGACGGCAGTTCTTCAGCCGCTATCGTGGAAACTATGGACGCAATCCCCGGAGACGTGGGGGATGATCTGTGGATAGTGGCTCAACGCTGGGTAAATGGCGGGCTGGTCAGGGATATAGAGCGCACCACGATAGGATTGGACGATGATGGAGCCATTACAGCTAGTCAGTTTCTGGATGCGCATCTGGTCTACTCAGGTGCGAGTGTGTCAACGATTAACGGGCTTTATCATCTCAGAGGCGAGACGGTCAGGGTATTCCACGACGGAGCGGACCAAGGGACGGTTACAGTAAGCGCCACAGGGTCCGTCACCCTTGGATCGAGCGTGACCAGCGCGGTGATTGGCTATGGCTATACGGCCAAGGTGCTGACGCTCAGGGTAGAGGCTGGAATTGCCTCCGGCACCGCACAAGGCAAGCGCAAGCGTCTCTCGGAAATCACCCTGCGGGTTTACCAGAGTTCTGGCGGCGCGATTGGTGGAAACTCGACTCGCACGGATTCACTGAATTATTCGCTGATGGAAACCGGCTTTGTAAGTGGGGGATTAAGCACGGGAGATATCCGCATGGAATTCCCGGATGGGTGGGGGTATGATGGCAGGACTTATATCGAGCATTCGGTTGCGGAGCCTTTTGTTCCTGTCGGGCTAATCGCTGAAGTAAGAGGATCAGGCTAATGTGTTTCCCCGCACTTGCCGCAATTCCAGCCATTGCCGCGCTTGGTAGCGCTGGCGCTGGTACAGCCGCCGCCGCAGGAACCGCCGCCGCTGTTGGTGCCGGCGCTGCCGGTGCAGCCGCCGCTGCGGGCACAGCCGCCGCCGCTGGTGGCGCGATTGCTGGTGCAAGTGCGGCTACCGCTGCCGCCGCTGCCGCGAGCGCTGGTGTCTTGGGAACGGGCCTTACCGCATCCCAGCTTTTGCTCGCTGGCTCTACCATTCTTTCCGCCGGATCGGCGGTTGCGGGCGGGTTTGCTGAAAAGAGTGCCGCCAAGTCAGCGGAGAAGGTTGCAGAGCGCGAGGGCGAGATCGCAGCCATTGCCACCAGCCAACAGCAGCAGGACATCACCCGGAGGCGGAGAACGCTTGCGGGGGCACAAGCGGCAGGTGCAGCTAAACAGGGCAGGACTTTCTCAGGCTCTATCCTGGATGTTGTGCAAGGCTCCAATGTAACTACGGAGCAGGATATTCTCGCAACATCTTTCGGCGGGCAGGTTGCTGGATTAAGGGCGCAGAACAATGCGGGCATTGCCAGAGCCTCCGGTAAGGGAGCTGTGGGTAGGGGTGCATTTAGGGCAGGTTCCACGCTGTTGACGGGCGGCGCAAGGCTGGGTGCCTTCTAATGGCAGAGCTTCCCCGTTTTCGCAGGTCTGTAGGTCTGCCAAGCTCTTTTGGGCTGCGCAGTCCTTCGCCCGCTCAGACCGGAGCCGGAATAGTCGCACAAGGCCTGGATACCGCCGCGCGTGGGGTAGGTGAATTTGGCTTGGCCTTGGACGAAATCCAGAAAAGCAAGGAATCGGCCTGGGTAACTCGGGCCACAGGTGAGGCTGAGATATTCTCGGCTGATCTGGAGCGTCGTCTGGAGAGTGAATCCGAGGAAGGTGCGGACGGGCATGTTGATAGCTACCGG